TTGTTGGTCGTCGAAGCAGTCATGAGATCGGAACCTCGAGACCCTCGTCCGCAAGGTCGTTGAGAACCTCGACGAAGCGCAGCCGGATGTCGGCGACTTCGTCGGTGAACCATTCCTCGGTGACCGAGTCTTCGCCGAAGCGCACGAAGTTCGCGATCGTGACCCGGTCTATGTCACTGAGAACGAACCCCGAGAAGGTGCCGGTGATATTGAGTCGGAAGTCCCCGACGTCAGTGACGGACGCAAGCTTGCGGATATGGATGGTGCCGTCCTTGAGCCGCACCCCGATGTAGGAGACGAAGTCGGCGATGTCGGAGGTCGAGCCCGCGGCCTCCACCGTGACCGAGCCCGACGCCACCGCGGTCGCCTTCCAGAACGTCAGCGGGGAGAGGAGCCAGAAGGGCAGGAGCCTCCCCCTCCTCGAGTCGAAGAACTTGACGACGCTGAAGACGTCGGCCCTCGAGAAGAGTCGAAGCGAAAACTCATACTCGAAGCGAGGGCGGGAGTTCTGCCGGACGATCGCGCCCCCCCTCCCGATCTCGAGCCTCGCGCCGTCGCGCGCGATGACTTGCCGCACCTCGGTCTGCCAGTTGGCCTCGACTGCGAAGACCGGGGTGCCTGAGTCGGCCTCGGTGTTCGCCGCCGAGGACTGGCTCCCGAACGCGCCCGCGCTCCCCCCGGCACCCGTGGACGCGGGAAGCGGATCCTCGTCGTGCTCGAGGACCGCGCCGTCGAAGGCGGCGACGTGATCCGTGTAGAGCCTCATGCCCTGGGCGAGCGAGGGGTCCGCGGTCAGGCACGGGAAGACGAACGACCGCGCGGGGTGCGTGTGGTCGAGCGCGCTCCCGAGCGTGAGCGTAGAGCCTCCGATCGCCGAGACGGTGCGGAACTCGGGCTGCGTCGGCCTCCCGTCGTCGCCGAGGTGGAAGATCAGCACGTCGCGCCCAACGAAGAAGCGGCGGTTCGACGTCGGGCAGTTGATCGTGGTGCCCGACGAGCTCGCCGTCGTGATCGCCTGATCGCAGTAGATCGGCCACTTCGTAGTCTCGTCCTGCCCGAGCCTCATGAGGGCGAGGACCATGCGGAACGTCTCGGCCCGCTTGACGCCGAGCCAAGCCGTGTCGATCGAGCGCACCGGGCGAGACCTCAGCCCGATGCGCTCCTCCGAGATCGCAGCGGTCGGAGAGAGGGAACGGCTCTGCTCGATCTGTGTCGCGTAGGCGCTCGTCAGCCGAACACGCGAGATCCAGTTCTGGAGGAAGGCGTCACTCACCGCCGCCCTCCCGCGCGCCGGATCCGCTCGTCCACGGCGCGGTCGAACGCCGCCTGCCCGCCCGCGATCATGCGCGCCATGTTGTCGGGCGTCGTCGTGAGGACCGGGAGGACGCTCGTCCCGCCGCCGCTCGACACCGGGAGCTCGCCCACGCGCCCGCCCGTCGCGAAGCCGACCTTGGGCGCCCTGGCGCTCCCAGGGATCGGGCTCGATCCCGCGGCGAGGCGCAGGGCCATGGGATCGGCCATGCCCGCGTTGATCCGCAGGAGCGTGTCCTCCCCGTAGCGGGAGACCGCGGCGAGTCGCATCATGACCTCGCCCGGGGTGGCCCAGATCGGAACGGTGTCCGACGACGGGAGGCCCGCGGGGCGGATCCCACCGCCACCGAAGTAGCCCCGCGCGCGGGCGTGCGCGAGGCTCGCCTGGGCGCTGCCCGGGACGACGCCGCCCTCGGCGAGCCCCGTCCCCGAAGCCTTCGCCGTGAGCCCCGGGATCGGGGCGCCGGTCAGGATCGAGAAGAGAAAGAGGGGAACGTTCTTCAGGATGTCGTTGAAGAAGTCCTTGAACTTCCGGTTGAGCCCCTTGTCGGGGGAGTTCGGATCGAACGCCTTCGCGAAGAGGTTCGAGATCCCCTCGAGCCCGGCGTTGAAGACCGGGTTCGTGAGGATCGCGCTCGTCTCCTTCGCCACGCTCCCTGAGAGGTTGCCGCTTCCTCCCCCTCCCCCCGTGCCTTGGGACGGGAGGGCCGCGATCTTGCGAAGACGCTCGGCCTCGAGTTGCTTCTCCTTGTCCTTCGTCAAAGCGGCGTTGATCTCCAAGGAGATCAAGTCCGCCTCGTTGATGTCCTTCTGGATCGAGTTGATCTCTCCGAGAATCGAGACCTTCTTCAGCACCACCTCGTTGCTGGCGCCAGCGGCCTCGAAGGCGTCGAGCTTGGCCTTGGACTCTGCGGCAAGCCCCTCGAAGAACCCCTTGAACTCTTCGATCTTAGCCTTCTCGGCCTCAAGAGCAGCGGCCCCTTCTGCGTCGCCTTCCTTGCGCGCCTTGGCGATCAGCCTCTCCTTCTCGAGAATGTCGTCCTTCGCCCGCCCGATGTCGTTGTTGAGCCCGTGCAAGGCTTGTGCTTCCTGCACAGCCTTTTCCTCAAGAGCGACCTTCTCCTGGTCCCGGCCCGCGTCGTTCTTGCGGAGGATCTGCTCTTGCCGCAGAAGGTCGTTGAGTGCGCTCTGGAGCCCCTGACGGACCTTGAGCGGCTGCTCGAGGGCCTTTTCCCTGGCGATCTCGTTCTCCACCTCGATCTTGGCGCGAGCCTGGGCGTCCGCGTCGTCGATCGACGTGTTGCCGCCGCCCGCGAGCCCCTCCTTGGCACCCTTGCCCCCCTTTGCGCCGCGCGCAGCGAGCTTCGTGGCTCCCGCCTCTGCCAGCCGAAGCGCCTTGTCCGCCCGCTCGGACTCCTCCTTCATCTTCTTGAGGGTCTCCCGGAACTGATCGAGCTCGGGTCCTGCGCGCCCGAAGTTACCCGGAAGGTCTTCAACAGCCTGGGAGAGAGACTTGAACTCCTCCTTGACTGCCTTAGTGGGTCCGAGAATGGCGTCCACGGCGACCTTGATGTCGCCCTTCGCGGCAAACCCCCCGTTCTTCAGGAACTCAGCGGTCTTCTTGGCGCTGCCCTCCATGTCAGCAAGCAGAGAGAACTGAGCCGCTTCGATCTCCTTGCCAGACGTGCCGAGGAACTTGAGAATGCCATCAGGCAAAAGGCGAAGCGCCTCAAGGACACCAGCAACCCCCGCAAGCAGGATGGTCTTGAGCCCAGCGAACGCAGCCCCGAGCCCGTTTATGATCTTGTTCGTAAAGGAGAACGACGAGTTAAGCGAATCAACAGCCTTGACAAGATCCCTAACAGTGTCAAGGATCGTCTTGAACTGAGCGACTATCTCGGGACGAGGACGAAGAATCCCGTCGTCCCCCTTGACAAGCAAAGCCTTCTGGATCTCCTGAGCGGTCTTCTTGATCTGCTCGAAGAGTCCCACTCCCGCGCTGCCGAGCACCTGCTCGAATGCGTCCTTGAGGTTCGCAATGATCCTCGTGAAGTTATTGACGCCCGCTTCCGCGGCCTGGTTGAAAGCCTGGAACTTCTGGTTGAGGAAGTCCGCAAGGACGCCCGCGTCCTTCGCACGCTGGATGTCGGCGTTGGTGATCCCGAGCGCCGAAGCGATTCGTGTGGTCCGAGCCTGGATCGTCCCCGCGAGGATCGACCGGATCTCCTCCGAAAGCTGGTTGCTGGCGACCCCGAGGGCCGACGCCGCCTGACTGATCTGGACCGTGAACTGGCGGACCTGATCGACGTTCAAGCCGCTGGTGAGGCCCGGCCCGAGCGCCTGCTCGAACGCCTTCGCGAGATCCTCGAACGTGCCCGACGTCTTGAGGGCCTCTTGCCGCAGGAGCTCCGTCTGACGGGCGGCTTCCTTCTGCCCCAAGGCGAGTCGCTGGCCCGCGGAGACCGAGCGCCCGGTCGCGTCCTGCACGTCACCGACCGCGGTGAGGATGGACGCGATCCCGAGCTTCGTGTCCTCGAGTTGCCGGTTGAACTCGAAGACCGTCCCGAAGAGATCCCGGACGAACTGTTGCCCGAGGCGGATCGCCTGAAGCACGAGAACGGTCTTGATGAGCCGCGCCACGCCCTTGTCGAAGAAGCCCGTTTGCTTCTCGGCTTCCTTCGCGTCCCGAGCCGCCTGCCGGAAGGCGTCCGCCGTGCGCTTCGTGTCCTCGGCCCGAGCCTGCGTCTCCGCGCGGAGCGCGTTCGTCTGACGCCCGACGTCGCGGAAGTCCGAGTCCTGCCCGGTCGGGAGGATCCCCCGGCGAGCCTGATCCTGCTTCCGCTTGAACGCCTCATCGGACAGCTTGAGCCGGAACTTCTCAGCCTGCTCGGCGATGCGCCCGCTTTCCCTGGCGTCCCGGAGCCTGTCGGCGGCTTCCTCCCGGGCGATCCTGCGGCGCTCAATCGCCGCCTGCCGGATGGCGCGTGTGACCCGATCCTCGATCTGCTCCCGCTCGGCGGCGGCTTGCCGGACCGCAGGGCCGTTCTGGGCGTCGAGGAAGCCCGCGACTTCCTCTTCGGCCTTCTTTCTTCGACGGAGCGCCGCCGTGATCCGATCGTTGCCGTCGGCGGCGTCCGTGAAGACCTTGAGGTTGATCGACGTGGCGCCAACCGAACGTTGGAAGTCCGAGAACTCCTTCTTGACGCGGTTGATCTCGGACGAGAAGAGGGAGGTGGTCTCCGAAAACTCGTCCACCACCCGAATCGGGTAGTTGAGTCCTCCGCGATCCACTCCATCAACCATGCTACATGGATCCCTTCTTCTTGAGCGCCTCGACTGACGACTTGATCCGTTGCTTCTTCTCTGGCTCCGTTGCGAGACTATCTGCCATGTCCTCGATCGACTTCTTCGTGCCTTGCGTGCCTACTGCTTGGAGCCAGAGATTGGTTCTGAGGTTTTCCTTCTTTGTGTCTTGGATCTTGTTGAAGAGGTCGCGGAAGCTGGGAACGCTCATGTCCAGGAGCCTCGCCTCGTCGTAGCCGAAGCCCACGGCTCCCACGACCGACCGCTCGAGGAAGTCCCAAGACGCCGCCTCGTCGGCTACGGCGTCGGGCTTTGCTCCGAGCTTTCGGAACTTCCCGCGGCTCCCGCCATTGCGCTCTTGAGTCGGTCGGGAGCCGCCTTCACCAAAGGGCGGAAGATTTCCTCGTTGGCGTCCGCGAGCCCCTTGAGGAGCTCGAAGAACGTCGAGGCGTCCGCGGCCTGGATCTCCTCGGCGAGCTTCTTGACCGTCGCGGGCGTCCGAGCGTCACCGCCGCACTCGTCGCGCAGGGAGTCCGCGATGAGCTCGGCGAGGAGGGCGTGGTTCTTCGGGTCGGTCAGCACCTCGACCGCGTCCTTGACCGTTCGCTCCTGTTGCTCGGCGCGGAACTTCGTCACCTCGACGGGCTTCGACGGGCGGGAGTTCTGCGTCACCTTGAGCACGGACCCGTCCGCGCGCTCCTCCTCGGTCGTGACGAACTGCGCCCCGGCGAAGTCCTCCGCGCTCTGGAAGAACGAGAGGAACGCCGCGGTGACGACCTTGATGACGTTGCGGAGCTTGAGGGCCGCGCCCACGGACGTCGGGTAGAACTTGAGCGCCTTCTCGTTGACCGTCCGTTCCTTGAACTTCGCGGAGAGATACGTGGAAGCCATGGTTCCCATCCCTGAAGGCCAGAAGACAAAAGAGCCCGGCAGGGCCTTCGCTCTCTGCCGGGCTCATTGTAACGCATTACCGTCCGGCGTGGCTAGTCTGCGGCGTGCCAGCGGGTGCGGAAGTAGGGCGAGTCCGCGTCCTCGTTCTCGTTGCTCTCGAGCGTGCCCTCGAACTCCATCGTGGCGAACTGCTCGCCGATCAGAGCCAGATCGCCCGAGGGGGCAAGCTGGACCTGGTTGATGTGGAGCTCGAACTGCTCGTCGTTGTTCGCCGGGTTCTCGCCGACGAACTTGATCGCGCAGAGGACGCTCGTGGTCGTCTGACCGCGAACTTCCTTGACCGGCGAGGCGCCCGGACGAGCGGTGAGCGTGACGTTGACCGGGTCGCCCGCGGCGATCTTGACCGCCGTCGCGAAAAAGAAAATCTGGCCCTGCTTCGAGTTGATCTTGTAGTCGATCCCCTCGTCGAGCGTGACGTCGGGAGCGGCGTCCTTCTCGACGAGCAGATCGGCGGTGAGCACGTCGTAGGCGCGCTCGCCCGCGGCGTTGCAGATGTCATACCACCGACCGAGCTCGACCGAGGCGATCATCTGCCTCTCGGTGAAGCCCGCGATCGAGACGTTCGTGTGCGTGGCCTTCTCGCCCTGGAAGAAGAGAGCGAGGTTCTCGTCGTTCACCTCGTCGAGCGTGAACTTGCACGTCGCCTTCTGCTCGGTCACGACGCTCTTGTCGATCGTCGCGAGGCCCGCGCGCGAGCTCTTGTGATCGAGCTTCGTCGTGGCGAGGTTGAGCGAAAACGCCGTGGCGTTGCCGAGGTCACGCCAGGGGCGCCCCTGGGTCGTGCCGCCGGACGCCGCGAGCGGGCAGATGTAGATGATCCCGCGCCCGAGGATGTAGTCGCCCGTGTCGGGAAGGCCGCTGGTGTTCGGACCCGCCATGTTGTTGCTTCTCCCTCCCGTTTACCGGGGCGTGAGCCTTGCCTCGAAGGTGTAGGTGACCTTGGTTCCGGTCGAAGGTTCTTGCTGGATCGGGTGAACGTATTGAACGTCTTGGAAGAAGACCTCGATCCGGTGCGTGAGCCCCTCGACGACGTCTCTGTTCACGGTGAGCGGGGTAGCGAGAAGGGACTCCTCGAACTCGTCGAGGGTGACCTCTTGCTGGAACTCCAACTTGAGTTGGAAGATCCACCGCTTCTTGTCTTGGCAATGCGTCCTACGGTTGCGCTCAGCTTCCGCGAAACCCGCCGAGAGCTCGTTTGCGACCGCCGACGACGGAACAACCTTGTTGGCGTCGTCGCTGTCGAAGGACGCTGCATGAGTCGTTGCGTCGTAGGTGACAGGTCGGAACGTTCCGGCCATTGCCGCCGCGACGATTGCGTTCTGCACCTCGACCCGGGCGATCTTCATTCGCCCTCTTCCGTCTCGACGAACGGAGCCCGAAGGCCGGGGAAGAGTGAGGCTCCCGGCCTATCGACGGTGCCCTCTTCGGGGCCGATCGTGGAGACCTGGACCGAGCTCTCGTCGTCGAGCTCCTGATCCCCCCGCAGCTTCTCGAAGTCCGTGACGATCTGGTTCTCGAGCTTCTCGATCTCGCGTGCGTCCATCTGGCGCATGACGAAAGCGGCTTCGTCGTTCCAGACTTGTTGCTTGACCGCGGAGCCATCGAGGAAGATCGACGGGAGGTTCTTCTTGAGGTCGAGCCGGACAAGCCGGATCTCGACTGACGCCGCGAGTGACCGAAGGATCTCGCTCTCCGTCGAGGGCGTGTCCGTGACCGAGTAGGCCACGAGCGCCGTGATCCTCGACGGGGCGAGCTCCTCGTAGAACCGGATCCGTGCCTCTCGCACCGCTTGGTCGATCGACGCCAAGGCGCCCGGGGCCTTCGCTCCTTCGAGACGGAGGAGGGTCTTGAGGGCGGTCATGTCGGCGACGAACAGCGGCGCGACGGCCACGGATCAGGCTCCTACTTCTTCGGCGGGCGGGACGGGCCACCCGGGGGCGGCGCGACGAAGTCCGCGGAAAGCTGCTTGATCGCGGCCTCCTCGGTGTCGAACTTGAGGCTCTTGTCGCGCTCCTGCACCATGACGTTGAGTTGCGCGAGCGACTTCTTCGCGAGGAGCTCGGGGTTGACGTCCCAGAGCCCGACCGGACGGATCTGCGCGGCCTTCCCCGTCGTCGGGAACTTGCCGTCCGCGCTGCCCTCGACGTCGAGCGAGCGGTCCTTCGTCGCGGACGCGATGATCGGGACGGTCTCGGGATCCGACTCGATCTCGCCGCCCTGGACCTTGATGCGCCCCTTCCCGACGAGGGCCTTGAGCGTCTCGGCCTTGAGGAGCCCCTCCGGGACTTCCTCCCCGAGAACGAGCACCTTCGCGACTCCGTCGCCCTTGAGGATCTGCGCCCCGTTGAGGAGCAGGCTCCCCACCGCGACGATGAACTTCTTGCGCTTGGCCATCCGTTGTTACTCCGTCCCCTTCGACTCGGCACCGTAGACCCAGGGCCGGATCGTCACCGTGCCCGCCGAGATCGTTCTGATGCGGAGGTCGTAGTAGGGAGCACCCTTGGTGTCCCAGGTCGGCGTGGTCAGCCCGGGGAAAACTCCCGTGCCGTCCGTGGTGCCGGACGCTGCCGCGGTGATCGTGGTCGTCGCCGCCGAGAACCCCAGGAACGTGTAGGTCGCGTCGGCGTTCTTGTAGTAGAGCCCGACCTGGATGTCGCTCGTGGCCGACGCGGTCGAGAACTTCGCGTAGCACGTCACGTAGGGGTTGCCACGGGTGGGCTGCGGGTTGAGCGGCGCCGCCCAGGCCGTCGAGAGGGCCGCGGAGGCGGCGCTCAGGTTCGTCGGGATGGCGGGGCACCCGTCGCGGAGCGTCTTGTAGTGCGTCTGGACCACGTCGCCGAGGGCGACGGACGAGACGAGGCAGACCGCGAGGAACGCGCAGACCGTCAGGCGCTTCATGAAGGTGTTCATGGTGAGTCTCCGCTGTGCTGGGGGTGGCGAGGGGTCCAACGCAAGGGGCGCCGAAGCGCCCCGAGCGGGACTAGACGATCACGTCCATCGAGACGACCGAGCCGGGCCGACGCATGACCGGGCAGGGGCGCGAGGCGAGGAGCGCGATCATGGCGCTCGGATCCTCGACTTCCCACGACTTCGAGAACCGCTGAGCCTGGAAGCTCTTGGCGCCGAACGTCTTCATGTCCGAGATCGCGCCGTAGTAGAGCTTGTTCTCGGCCTCGGAGTCGGCGCAGACGAACTCGACGTATTCGTCACGGATGAGCTTCGTCGAGGTGCCCGCGAGCGAGGCCGCGCGGGAATACTCCCAGCAATCGACCCCGCAGAAGCGCCCGATGTAGAGGACGCCGTCGCGGTCGAACTGGCTCGAGACCGTGATCGAGCCCGCGTCGATGAAGTTCGTCTTCGTGTTGTTCTGGAGCCGCATGAGGCGCCGGAACGCGGCGGCGGCGGTCGCGCCCATGATCGCGTCGGTCACGCGGAGGCCGTGCGCGTCGTGGATCAGCTTCTTCGCCGTGTAGAAGTCCTCGTCGGGCGTCGGCGCGGTCGGGTCCGGGTCGTTCCAGCCCGTCGTGAGCGCGACGTTGTTCGCGGTCGGCTTCGCGAACGTGATCGTGAAGTTCTCCTCCTCGGAGACCGAGTAGGTGATGATCCCGCGGAGCGCGAGGGCGCAGAGGTATTCCTCCGCGTTCACGACCATGTCCGCCATGTAGGTCATGTCCCGCGCGATGTGCGTGAGAGCGGCCTGACGGATCGTCCCCGCGCTGCCGGGCATGATCGAGACGCCCGGGCGACGGTTGAAGAGGAGCTCGCTCGGGGTGAACGGGCGCTTGATGCGGATGTTCGGCGTCTTGATGACGTCGAACTCCTCGCTCGTGCCCGCGACCATGAGGGCCTCGCCGTTCTCGCGGATGAACGGAGCGATGGCGCGGTCGCCCGAGACCGTGTCGATCGAGACGTTGTTCGTCTCGAGGGTCTGGACGTCCCCGAACAGCTTCCGCTTGATGAACTGGTTCGGGGACTTGATCTCGTTCACGATCGCCGAGAGCGCCGTGTAGGTCAGGAGATCGTTCGCTTCGGTCTTCCGAATCCGCATGTTGCCCTCGTGCTCTGGAGCCGAGGGGGCCGAAGCCCCCTGTGTAAATGAATGCCGGACACGAGGCGCCCGAAGGCGCCTGGGGTTACCGGACCTGATCGAGACCCTGGATCGCGAGCCCGAGCCCGCGCGGGCCGGTGCGGAGAGCCGTCTTGAGGTCCGCCTCGACCTCGACGCCGAGCGCCTCGACCACCGCCCAGATGTCGGCGTAGTGGATCTGGCCCTTCGTGAGCACCTGGCCGTGGACCTCGAGCGTGGCGTGCGTCTGGATCTTGTCCGGGTAGACGAACCCGTGGATCTCGTTCGTGCCGTTCGAGCCGTTCGAGTCCCAGACC